CCGATCTATGCTGCCTTGGAATATCCGGGTGATCCCAAAGGCCCGGCGGGCGAAGTTATCCAGTGCAGATGCACGGTGATACCCGTGGTTGGCGAAGACTAAGCGACGTCCTGAAAAATTTGAATGTCCAAGGCCGTCCTTCGGGACGGCTTTTTTATTTCTGAAGGAGGTAAGAAGCATGCTGGAAAAAATAAGGCGAACCCTGGATATCGAGATAAAGAGCATCAGCGATGAGGAAAGAACACTTGAGGCCGTGGCGTCAGATGAAACAAAGGACAGATACAGGGATATCATCCGCGCCGACGGCTGGGATCTTAAGAACTTCAAGAAAAATCCCGTCCTGATGTTCGGGCATGACTACAGGCAGCCTCCCATCGGAAAAGTCATAGATATTGGAGTTCGAGACAAAAAGCTTGTTTTCAAGGCGAAGTTTGCCACGGCGGAGGAATATCCCTTTGCCGATACCATTTTCAAGCTCTACAAAGGCGGGTACATGAAGGCCTTCTCCGTCGGATTTTATCCAAAGGAGTGGAAAGACCTCGAGGACGGCGGGAGAGAATACCTGAAGCAGGAACTCCTCGAGATATCGGCTGTGCCTATCCCTGCAAATCCGTCTGCAGTCACGATGGCCGTTGAAAAAGGCGTGATTTCGGAGGAAGAGGCGGCGGAAGTTTTCAAGGGCGTCATCCCCTACAAGAAATATCCCCTTGCCGATCCTGACACTCCATGGGACGGACCGAAGGAAGTGGCGGCTGCCGATGTGGCAAAGCTGAAAAAGATGTGCGCCTGGTATGACAGCGAGAAGCCGGATGTGAAGTCTTCCTATAAACTCCCGCACCACAGAGCTTCTGATCTTTACACCGTATGGCGTGGGGTGAGAGCTGCGATGGCTGCTCTCCTCGGTGCCAGGGGAGGCGTGAAGATACCGGAAAGCGACAGGAAGGGGGTATACAACCATTTGGCGAAGCACTACCGGGATTTTGGAAAGGAACCGCCGGAGTTCAAGGAATATTCAGAGGCTGAGCTCATTGGTATGGAGCTTACTTGGGCGATCGAGGATATCGAAGGAAAGCTCGAAAGGAAGTTCGCGGAGCTCCAGAAGGAGCTCGATACCAGGATAGACGAAGTGATCAAGCGGTATAACGACGTCGACAAGGCTGCGTCACCTGAACCGGGCAGGGATGCAGAACCAGTCGATGTCGAAGACGGCAACTCCCCGATGGGTCTCGATGAGGAGACCGTGAAAGGTGTAGTCAGGGACTGCTTGAAAGAGGTCCTGCAGAAGAAACTCGGAATATTTCTTAAGGAGGTGAGCTGATGGATAAGAATCTCATCCAGATCGCAGACAAAGAAGCGCTGAGGGCTTTCGTCCTCAGTACTCTTAATGAAGTTCTCAAAGAGATGGGCGTTGGGAAGGTCGAGGCCAAATACGGCGTCATTCCAGATCCGAACAATCCCAACGATGAACTTGAGGGACTGAGCAAGGAAGAGAAGATAGCCAAGTTCCTCAAGGGCGTGTATCTGAAGGACAACGGGATCCTGGAAAAGTTCGGTACGAAAGCTCTCTCGGGGGATGTGGATACTGCCGGCGGATACCTCGTCCCCGATGAGTTCAGGGCGGAGGTTATCAGGATAGCGGAGGTGTTCGGCGTTTCCAGAAGGATCTGCAGGGTTATACCTCTCAAGAGGGACACCCTCAAGATACCGACCCTTACCGGTTCTGTGACCGTGTATTGGGTAGGGCAGAAAGCTCAGATACCGGCAAGTGACCCGACTTTCGGGCAGAAGACCCTCACGGCCCAGAAGGCGGCTGGCATCACTTCCCTCGCGAATGAGCTCCTCGAGGATGCGGACGTTGATATCGTTGCTCTTCTCACTGAATTGTTTGGCGAGGCGATAGGTGTGGCTGAGGATGAGCAGTTCCTCGCTGGCACTGGTTCACCCATAACCGGTGTTCTCGGCGATACTGGAACGAACGTCGTCACGATGGCAACGGGGAAGACCTCTTTCTCCGATGTGACCTATGACGACCTCGTGGATGTTATAGATGCTACGCCTTCCTCCGTACTAGAAAGCGGAAGGTGCAGGTGGGTATTCCACAGGAACATCCTGAACGTCCTCAGGAAACTCAAGGACAGCAACGGTAACCCGATATTCAACCAGGGAGTGGCCGGTGGGGCTCCTGCAACCATCCTCGGCTATCCCTACAGTCTGAGTGACAAGATGCCGGGACTTGCCAGCAGTGCTGCTGACACTAAGTTCATTGCCTTTGGTGATTTTGGAAGATACATCATCGGAGACAGGAAACAGATAGCCATCAAGATCGCTCAGGAGGCAACTGTCGGGACCGACAATCTCTTCGAGCAGGACATGAGCGCGATCAGGGTCCTCGAGCGGGTAGGCGGAGTTCTCGGTGCTCCCACGGCTATCTCTGTCCTCAAGACTGCGGCTGCCTAAGAGTGATTAACGGGGGCGGGCTTGTCCCGTCCCCTTCCTAAAACTAAAAACAAAGACAAGGAGGAAATCATGGCGCTGTACGTAGTTCAGCATGGGCTTTATGAAGGCGGGGAAAGGTACAACATAGGGGATTTCATCGAACTGGATGACAAGAGGGCGAAGGCTCTCGGAAAGGAATTCGTTAGAAGGGCGACGAAGGAAGAAGAGGCGGAGTACAAAAAGGGCAACCCGGTTCACAGGGCAGTTCTCGAGGCGGACAAAGGTGAATAATGGCTCTGACGAACCTGACAAAGGTGAAGCAGCACCTGGGCATCGAGCATAATGACGACGACGCCCTGCTACAGAACCTGATTGATGCTGTCTCTGCCTGGATAGAAACCTGGTGCGGGCGGAAGTTCAAATCGCAGGTGATCACGGGCGAGAAGCACAGCGGAGACGGTGGTGAGTATCTCTGGCTGAAGAACTACCCGGTTACGGAGCTCACGAAGGTAGAGGTTGATGGAACCGATGTGACTTCTGATATTGAGTATGATCCAGACACGGGCGAACTCTACTATTCCGCTGGTTTTACAGAAGGATACCGGAACGTTTCTGTTGATTACACGGCTGGCTATGCGAACATACCAACAGACCTAGAGTATGCCTGCGTACTGATCGTGGCGTCGATCTATAACAAGAAGGGCCTCGAGGGCAGGACAGGAGAAGTCGGCCAGGGGTTCAGTTATCAGATTGTTGCCGACGACATTCCCTTTGAGGCGAAGAAAATTCTGGAGAAATACAAAAAGGTTGTGATGGGCTGATGCCGAAGCGGAGGATAAAGAGCTACGCGAAAAGGTTCCTGGAGGGAGTGAAGGACGAGGTTGACGCTGCCCTGAAGCTCATTGCTCTTTCTACTGAGGCTGAAGCGAAGAAGCTTATGTCAGGCAGGAAGCACGGGGCATGGTATAAGGTCCCGGGGACGAGCAAAAGGTATCAAGCATCTGCGCCAGGAGAAGCTCCCGCTGTCAGAACGGGGACGCTGAGGCGGAGGATTACACACGACCTCGATCCTGGTATTGCTCGTGTAGGGTCAAACGTTCAATACCACAGGTTTCTGGAGTACGGCACGAAGCATATGTCTCCCCGTCCGATTCTGCGTCCCGCATTGAGGCGCGTATCCAGACGCCTAAACCTGGGGTTGAGGAACGTATGAGGGATATCATCAATTCCATAGCAACGAGGCTCAAAAACGACTCGTCTATCTCAGCGATTGTTGGAGATAGGGTATATGGCCGCTGGATAGATCGCTCGACGAAGACACCGTGCATAACCCTCTTCCCGATTTGGGCTGATTATGACAATGAAGTTCCTCGTTTTGAATTCCTACTTCAGCTCGACATCTGGGGCGGGACCATCGACCAGGTGGAGTCACTTGTCAGGGCCGTTGTCACAAACCTTTCCAGTGCCGTTTTTGAGACTGAACATCACTATGTCAAGCTTGTCAGGTTGTCCAGGGTGGAGATAATTGACATCCGCTCCAAGAGGGCAACCTTCGACATAGACATCACGGGATTCAGGAAATACTAAATATGGAGGTGTGAAAAATGGCTGTTACTGTTGATAACCTCGAACTCGGTCCCTGCCAGGTTGAATATGACGGCACGGATATCGGGGCTACCGAGGGGGGTGTGACGCTGACGATAGAGGATGTCGTCGCTGATGTAAAGGCTGATCA